TTGCGCAGAAGTATTTTCAAAATTAAAAGAAAGAGGTGTGCTATGAAGGGCTATGAGTTTGACATTTCCAAACTGGCAGAGAACAGCATCATCATGAAAGGCCAGATCAACGACGTTGTATTTGGATTGAAGGAAATCTCAGACAAGATTGACACGCTGATTGCACTCAAGCAAGTTGAATTATCACTCCTGCAACAGCAGCGAGCGCCGCAAGGCGAGGGGGGATATCCTCACCCCTGCCGCTCTTAAAACAGCGCAGGAGGCCGCACAGAGAGCCGGGGAAACGGTTCCCGCGTTCGTCTCTCGCGCGGTTGATATTCAATCGAAGCGGGACAAGATCATGCAAGGACTGAAAACAACGCAGGAAGAGGGGGAATAACCCCCTCTTTTCCTATTTGCTGGCCCTCATTTTGAACTCGCTCAATTTTGAGCGGGTTTATATTGCCAAAAGGCAAAACGCCGTAGAGCGGCGTTAGAACGCGAAAGCGGGGGCTTTTGCCCCCGCCCTCTATCTATCGGTTGTAAATGGCGAAATACACACTCCCGCGCCCTGGTACTTTAGGGCGCTGCCTGCCGCTGTACTTCGGGCAGGACTTCGCAAGGGAACAAAGGATAGGCAATCCCGCCGCCCTTTACTCCGCCGCCTGCAACTCCACGAGCTGTTGAATCACTCGTTCCAGGCGTTCAAGCACTTTGTCATAACCGAAGATAAACATTTCTGATCTCCTTTCTTGTTAGTACAGCAGCACGGGCTTACCGGCTGCGCGCGTCATGTTGTTGATGTTGGGGACGACCACGCGGGCAAGCGTCTTACCATCCACAACGAGGTTCACATTGATGGGCTCGCGGCTGCCCTGTGCCAGCGCCTCCATGACGGCCTGCTTGATGGTCGAAAGCGGCGCTTCGACGTTCGTTCCGCTCTTCTGGTCGCCCAGCACGGCAAGAAACTTTCGGTTCGGTGGGATGACCGCACCGCTCGCAAGCGCTGGGATCTCGTTATACACAGGCGCATTGCCGTCTAAGCTCTGCGCCGCCACGCGACGGCTGCGCGCCGGTGCCTTTGTTGATACGCGCGTGCCGGTGAAGCTGGATGTCGCCTTCTTGACTTTGGAATCGTCCACACTATCGACGAAAAATTTCAGCGCAAGGCCGATCGCCGCCGAGATAATGAACGCCGTACCGGCGCTGACGATGCCCAGCGCCGCAAGGCCAACGCCGAGAACACCGGCCAGCAGTCCAAGAAGTACGCTGCGCCCGATGCTGACAAGCCGCTGCGTGCCCTTCTTTGGGTCTTTGCGGACGCTGTAAATGCTCAGTCCGAGAATCAGGCCTAATCCCATGCCGACGACCGTACCGACGCCCGGCGTCACGATAGAGCCGATGACTGCACCAAGCAGCGCGCACAGCACGACGATCAACTCGGAAAGAAGCTGCGATTTGCCGCCGTGTTCCTCGTCCCCCTCTGCAAAGCCGGTGAGATAGAGGCCGAGGATCGCGCCCAGGCTGAAACCGACCACGCCGCCGGTGATGCCAAGAAACACGCTGCCAAGCAGCGCACCGAGCAAAGCCGTGATGACCACGATCCACGCATCCTCTGCGTCCATCTCGGTTTTCCAGGTTTCGGGGTCAAGGCCCACAAGGTACAGCCCCAGCAGCACGCCGAGGGATAAACCGATGACGCCGCCCGTGATGCCGCCGAACGCCGCGCCGAGTGTTGCACCGAGCAGCGCCGTTAAAACGGTCAGCCATGTTGCCTTGCTCTTGGGGATAACTTTCTTGTCAAAGCTCCATTTTAGGTCATCCACGACGATCTCAAGCCCCGCGCGGATGGTCTTAAAGATATCATTGATCTTCTGGAACACCTTGTCGAGCTTTTCCATCATGGGCCCTTCGTCAAAATCAAAGTCCGGCGCAATGGCGGATGCTCCGCCGCCACCGCCGCCAACGGGCGTTGTCGTGCTGAGTTTGTTGATCTCATCGAACGCCGCGAGCGCGTCTGTCGCTTCCTTTGCCGCCTTGCCGGTCGCGTCAATGGCGGCGGCCTCTTTGTAGAGGTTTTTGCCCGATGCCTCCATGCTCTTCTTTGACTTACCGCTCAGAATCGAAATGATCGTCACGATCTCCGACACAATGGCCGCAAGCAGATTCATTAGCCACGTCAGCGCCGGAATGAGTACGTCCATCAAAGGCGCGGCCAGCGTCAGCAGCGCACCTTTGAGGCGGGCAAAAGCGTCGGATGCCTCTGTGCTGGTCGCAATAGCCGCCTTGATCTGCTTGCGCAGCGCCATGAGCGCCGCCGTGATGACTGAGAATACAAGCATAGAGCGCGCTAAACTCTTGACCTGATCTCTGAAACGCGCGGCATACTGGCCCGCTTTGGCAAGCGCGGAATTCTCCGCCTCGCGCTCCCTGCGTTCCTGCTCCGTATTAGCGATCAACTCACCGGCAGCGACCTTTGCTTTGTCGAGCTTTACCGTCATGCTGTCGATGTTGGCGGTCGTCTCTTCGTAAGCAGCCGAAAGCGTTTTGACCTCCTTCGTCTGCGTGTGCAAAAGCGCTTCCTGCTGTTTGAGCTCCGCCTCCGCAGCGGCGCGGCGGTCGAGCACTTGCGTCTGATACTCGTTCTGTGTAAAGCCCTGTTTTTGGATCCATTCGCGGTCGTTCAGCCGTTCGACTTCCTTTCGCAGCATCTTCACGCGTTCCTCAGTAGCTTTCGCTGCCTGAGATGCGGCGTCAAGCTGCTTTTCAAGGTTCATCTTATTGCCCGTTTCCTTTTCAAGCTTGCTGTTCAGTTCGGATATCTCGTCACGCAGCTTGCTCAGTTTCTTTTGTGCTTTGGTCGAATCCAAATCACAAGAGAAAATCACACTGCCGTCAGCATTCGCCATTTAATCACTCCTTCCCCAATTTCAACCAAGTCGAAATGGTGGTTTCTTCTTCCTGGCTGAGCTTATTTTTTATGTTCACGAGGTCGCTGTTGCGGCGGTACCATTCGCGTTCGTCCTTTTCGAGCGCCTTTCCTCGTGCTTTTTTGTCTCTGATGCTCACGACCTGTGCAAAGGTGCAGTCACCGAGATCGTTATATGCACCGAGGAACGTCCACCAATGGACGCCCCCGGTGTTGGTCTCCGCATCATAAGGAATCTCGCGGATATCCCGTCCGAATATCCGGTTGATGGGCGGGAGGATCAACGGATAGTCCTGCTCCCAGTCAACCAGCTTCGGCGATTTCCTCTTGTCCGTCTCCTGTCCGCCGTTCTGGAACCATGTAAAACGGTCTACAGCTTCCTGCAAATGCTGCGGCGGGATATCCTCAGGCGAAACATAGAACATCTGCAAGATGCCCTCTGCGCGGTCAGTGCCGCTCAAATCAGGATCACTCAGCATTACGAAGATATCGAGGATAACGCGAAAGTCCGTGCGGATCTCATAGCTCTCTCCGCCGATCTCGACGGAGGCAGGCAAGCCCCAATTCATCGGCGATACTTTGCCGTGTACTTCTGAATGCGCGGATTCGTGGCTTTCTGCTCACGAGCAAAGGCGCTGTCTGTCTCATCCATCAGCGCAAGCAGGAAATTTGTCCATACATGCAGGCCGTCCGCCATCGCATAAAGGTTCATGCTGCCAAAGATGCTGTCACATACCGGCTCTTCAAAAAGACCGTCGATGATCTCGCGCATCTCCTTGTCGCGGCGGTCGGCAATGTTGAAAATCTCAACGCGGTCGCCGCACTTCTGAACCTCATCTGCGTATTTATCCTGCTTCTTGTCCAGTGTGTCAAACGCGTTGTAAAGACGCTGGATAAATGCGCCGTCAGTCGGGTTGAATCGAATGATCACATCTCCCTTAACGCCGTGCACGGTGTATTCCTGCACACCGTTTGCAAAACTAAGTTCCATGTTTATCTCTCCTTCAATTTGTTTTCAGGAAGCTTTGTATTCAGAATGTTGATCTCTGCCTCTTATCGAAAATTAAAAGTTCTCCACGGCGTTTAAGGATAGTTCGTCCCACTTTTCGCTCACTCTGGAAACTTCGTCCGGTTCTTCGTGACCGGTGATGTTGCCGCAATAGTCCGAAAGATCATCATACTTCTGTAAAACCTTGCCTTTCCAACTTTGGCAGGCCTCAGAAATAGCGTTAAGGGCTACGGCCTCGCCGCTGTTGTCCTGCGCTTTGGCGGCTTCTGCGGAATAGTGCGAAATAAGCCTTAACATAGTGTGGTTGTTTCCGTATTTCTTTACAAAAGCGGCGTAATCCCCAGAAGTCATAACGCCGCTTTTCATCAGCTCAAGGGCGTTGCTGTTGATTGCGTCAGGGTTCACTATGTCGGCAGTGCGGACTGCCTGTTCCAGCTCAGCGCGGATCGTGCGGCGCGTGGTCTTGAAGTCTGTCCAAATGCGGATTCTTGTCTCGCTAAAGGCGGCTTCTGCGTCATGCAACCTTACCGCTGCGCAGTCTATTCTTGCCTGTTTTTCTTCCGCGCTGTCGCCGGGCGTCCATGCGTTAGCGTCACGGCTGGCCTGCCGTGCGCATTCGAGTGCATGGAATGCGGCGTTATATTCGCCGCGAGATTTCCTGAAAGCCTCGTCAAGCCGTTTTGCAAAAATGTTAAATTCGCTCATGCGTATTCTCCTTACAGTTGACCGCGCAGCATAGCATTGAAAAGCGCGTTGCTTGCCTTGCTGTCCCTTACCTTTTCGCTGGCTTCTCTTTCGTAGCGGCTAATGGTGTCTGCAAGGTCAGCTTTAGAAATACGGTTTGCGTAAAGATCGCGGTTTGCACGCTCCGCGGCCTCCGCTGCAATATTGCTCTTGTCTACGCTATCAAGGATGACATTCTGCCGCATGGTCTTGTAAGCAGCGGCCTCAATTTCGCGCTGGCGCGTTGCAAGGCGTTCGTTATACTCTGCTTCAAGCCGCTTTCTGGCGGCTCTGTATTCAGGGCTGCTGCGTTCAAGCTCGGCTTTTGCCGCTGCGTCAAGATACTGCTCTACCGATGAGTAATCGGTACGGTTTACAAGGTCAAGGGCGCTGCTGAGATCAAAGCCCAACGCGGCTTTTGCCTTTGCCTCTACGCTCTCGCGGGTTTCAATGTTAGCCTTAAAATCCATAATAAATTTCCTTTCTTTTTTATGCGCTGTTGCGCTGTTTTTCTTATACTACGCTGTTTCTCTGTCCCATCTGAGAATTTCTCCCCAAACAGGTAAGGTCTCAAGATCTGCATCCTTCCCATATAGTTCTCGCAGCTTTTCTTCTAAGGTTTTGCCCTCGTGCTCTGCGATAACCTCAAGTGCCAAAGGGCGCATCTTTTGAACAGCCGCCTTGTGCTCTGCCTCTGTCGGAATTGTCGAATCGAGCAGTAGGAGATCGGATGGCTCAAGCAAATATCGTTCTTTCCAATAACCCAGCATTTCATCTGCAAAGGCTATTGCCGACGTTTTATCAGGGAATGTATACGATTTTGTGTGAAGCCCGTCCTTTGCGCTGCCCGGTACCCCATCCCATTCGCGGATGTCTAACTGGTAAGCCCCTGTATGCCCTGTCAGAACCAACATGTGTGGTCTCCACACAATTCTCCGTGCATCTCGTATTAAGCGATCAACCCTGCACTTTATACTGCTCATAGCTCGTCACCCCTGTCATTCCGCAGCGCCGAAAGGCGTGTTTTAATGGTTGCCATCGGTTTCTTCCCTCCATTTCTCCAACTCGTCAATCTTCTTCACTATATCGAATGTCTCGATCAGCTTTAAGCCGTATTCGATCAGGCTTCTGGACGCCGCGATTCGATTTGCATCTGTAACGTCCTTGCGCGTTACGATCTCCCGCAGGCAGGAAAGGGCAGGATTTAGGCTTTGCTTTGCCGCTGTCGCCGCATCCTCGATCAAATCAGCTACCGCCTTTTGATATTCCTCTTGAAACTCAGGATCAGCAAGATATCTTTTTAGCGTCGTTAATCCAATGCCCGCCGCCCGTGCAGCCTTTTCCTTTGTTGGTTGCGTGAGCAAAGCGGCAAGCGCCTGTGTCTGTTTATGTGTCAAATAATCACCTCTTTTTAGGCCGTTTTTCACCAATGCGGCCCATATTTACCCGTAGTACTCCATCAGCGGTTTGCGGATACGCGGGTGCCGCAGGGCTCGTATTGCTTCCCGCCGCGCCTTTGCATCAGGCTTTTGATCAAGCCAAAACTCGCTGATGATCGCCTCGCGTTGTGCATCCGGCAGTTGTGCAAGCGCCGCTTGCACAGCCTGTCGAAAATCCCGCTGTTCGATATCCTCAAAGGCTTCTGCCGCCGCTTCATCTGAGATTGTGTCACCAAGCGTCCAGTCGCTGTCCTCGTCGCCTATCGGCTCGTCCATCGACCGGCAAACGCTGTTGATGGGGTCATATCGCGCCCGCTGAGTTCTCTGCCCGCAAGCCTCTGTGAACTCCGCCTTGAGCTTAATGCCGTACAGCGTGAGAAATTCACCCTTGTTCACATCCCATGTCGGCAGCGTGTCCATGAGAGCGATAAACGCCACTTGCAGGAGGTCGCTTTCCTCGACACCTGCACGACCTTCCATTGCCCGTACCCACCTCAAGGTCTGCTGCCATGCAAAGCGTTCAACCGCCGCCCAAAGGCTTAGAATGTCCGCCTTGCCAGCCTGTACCGCTTCTGCAATTTCGCTTGTTCGCTCGCCTTGTGTGGCAAGTGGTTTTGCTTGCATATCCGCTCCTCCTGTGGTAAAATCAGAATTGACAATTCGAACTCACCACAAGAGCGGTCCTCCCCGATTTGGGGAGGGCTTTTTTATAAACGGAAATGTCTGTTCATTGCCCGCTCGAATTTATCGCGGTCATCAACGGGCAGGTGCGGGATAAGCAGGCGTTGCAGTTCATCACGCTGACGGTAGCGGTCACGCTCACAGCGCGCGGGCTTGGTTGATTTTAGAATGCTGTACGCTTCCAAGATAGTCATAAATCCTCCGCCATAAAATTTGAATTTTGACCATCTTTTCTTTCTTCTCTCCTCCGATATTCATGTGCCACTCTCCAAAAACCCCCCTCGGCGTTTTTTCTCTGGCTCACGGTACGGCTCCGAAAGCTCAGTAAACTTTTGATGCGCACCGTCAAAGCTCATCTGCACAACACCCTGCCGCCCGCGGCGGTTTTTGGCAACAGAAACCCCGATTGTACCAGAATCGTCAATGCGCCAGAGAAACAGCACCTTCGAGCCGTTTTGCTCCAACTCCCCCGAATCTCGCAGGGAAAGCAGTGTTGGGCGGTCAGTGTCATTAACACCACGGTTAAGCTGTGCCGCCGCAATGATGGGAATCTGTAGCTCAGACGCAAGGTTTTTCAAGTCGCGGCTGATCTGTCCAAGTTCAAGATTTCGGCTGTCTGCACGGCGGTCAGCCTGCATCAGACCGAGATAGTCGATGACGATCAACCGCAGGTTTTGAATGGTCGCCGCTGCACCTCGAATTTTACTCGCTGTTGCTGCGGGCTCGTCCCAAAAATGAAGAGGAAGCCGTTCAAGGCGGTTAGATGCCGCCGCGACATCCCCCCACAGCTCGTCATTCAAATCTCGGTCGATCAGCTCGTCCATTGTCGCCATACTGCGGCGCGCAAGCAAGCGCTCGGTCAGCTCGGAAGCACCCATTTCCAGCGAGACGAAAAGCGTCTCGTTTCCAGCTCGGGCCGCGCTTTCTGCAAGGTCGAGCAGAAAAGCGGACTTGCCGACACCTGGACGAGCACCGACGATGATGAGCTGTCCACCCTCAAACCCTTTCAGAATGCTGTCCAGTATCGGGAACCCTGTATCGATACGAGACTGTTCCTGCGCTGAAAGGCTCCGCAGTGTCTCTGTGAGGGCCTGCGAGACGCTTTTCAGCCGTCCACCTGTGTTGTCAAGGAGATACGCCTTGCAGAGTTCGGCGATCGCTGTCGCTGGATTCTCTTCATCGAGCGCCGCAAGCACCCCATCGCGTAACCGCTTTTCCGCTGCGTGCTTATGTAGCAAGCGGGCATATTCCTCCGCGTTTGCAAGTGTGGGTGTCAAATCAATACAGTCGGCAAGAAACTGCCTGGGATTGTCCACAAGACCCCGGAGACCATCGGCGGCAATGTTTACATCAAACGCCTTGCCGCGTGATACTGCGCTATCAGCAGA